GCTGCTGCTGGTGCGCTAACAACAGGGGCGTCCAGAGAACGCTAGACTTCACACACCCCGGAGACACACGCTAACTGCTGTGCACCTTCGGTCATGTCACTAGCCTCTACGATGTCCCACTCAATGTTGTCTGGGAACTCCGTAGCAAGCGTCTTGTAAGTCTCAAGATCCACAGGCTCATAGGGCGCTTGTTGGTACGTGTGTTCTGAGTAAGGTAGAAAGCTGATGCCACTCACCTTGTCGAACTTGTTGTACAGCCATTGTCCCACCTCAAGAAACTCATCGTCCCTGTAGTAGCACGTCATGGATGGCTTGTGTTCACACCAGTGGTCCTGATACATCTCCCATAGCTCAAGTTGCTCCATAGCACCCATGTCAGAAGCCACTACAGCGCCTTCAGGGGACTTTATGGGGAACGAGAATACCTTAGTACTGGGTGACATCACGTCGTCCTCTACGGGCACTCCTGAAGCCTCTAAGACAGAACACAGTGGATCTCGTGCGTCAGCTCTTACTCGTCGAATGTACTGATCTGAGTATCTAGGATGTATGCCTGATGCGCTATCAACCAGCTGAGACACAGTACCGGAAGGCTTAACAGCAGTAATGGCAGTGCTAACGCTAATGCCAAGCCGTTCAGCCCACTTACGGTTAGTCTTAATAGCTTCCTTTTTAAGCTCTTGTAGCCAGTACTTGAGTTCATCTTTGCTCTTCCTCCCCGACATCACTGGGTGATCCATAATGCCAGTCAGGGACACGCCAAGTAATGCCTCTTCTTTTGTGTTGTCACTCCAGATCTTACGCAGGTATCTGAAGTCGGTTAGTGTTGCTTGCAGAGTGCCAAGGATAGTTGCAGTTCGTACTTTCCGTCGGAGACTGTCGAGACTATCGGTTGCCCTGATGACAACTTCTGATAAGTTGCAGAACTGATACGGTCTGAGGATGATTTCTGAGCATGGATTAGTGCCAAAATCAAAGGTAGCATCTCTTCGTTCATTCTTTGCAGCCTGTCGTTGACTTGCGACGCGACTGAAAACACCCCGTTCACCTGATCTGGACTCATACAAACTCTTCCACTCGTTCAAAAATGCTTCAAAATCTGGCTTCTCTGTGTAGCAAGCAGAGTTGTTAGCCAAGCCACGCTGTGGATTATCTACCCACCACTGCCCTGATTTAGCTCTTCTTATTCTATCGTCAGTGAGGTTACTGAGACTGATGAGAGCACTTCTTCGGACTCCTCCAACGACGACGATCTGTGCAATCTTACAGCAGATATCGTGACATTCGATGGAACTAAGCTTTCGTCCAGCAGCTTGGCGAAAGACATCGATTGTGAATTGAAACAGGTCAACAAGAGGTTCTGGACCACTTGCTCTACCTCCGAAGGTTTTAAGTGTTGCCCCTGCAGGTCTAACTCCAGATACGTCCCACTTTGGAACTTGGCCACTAAAGAGCATTGCGATAAGCTCGCGGTATGCTTTTGCCCACCCAATCTTGCTGTCAGCGACGTGTACAACGGTATCTGTATCATGGAACTCCTCTGCGACTTCTGGTAGCTTTGTGATGTACTGACGTTCCACACTGAAGCCGACACCAGTGCCACACATGAGTACGTACATCATCTCATCAAATGCTTTAGGATGGTCAACGGGCAAGTAGGAGCAATTGAAACCAGCTACATTGTCCCTGTCCAGAGCCTCGCCAGCTGTCATCAAGGCTCTCATGCTGGGCATCACGTCCAGCTTGTAGATGTCGTCGTAGAGTCCTGTAGCTTCCTTACGTGTGATCTTCTCTTTGTTGACCCAGAAGTCTAGGTAACGGTTGACTGTCTCTAGCCATGTCTCCCTGCGCTGCTCCTCTGGTAAGTATCTGGCGTATCGGGACTTGTGTATGTACTGTTGATATGCGTCCATTAGATTTCGTAGTCTCCTCGTGTAATTAGCGATAGTTTAATTTGGTCCAGCAGAAAGTACAGCTGGTGTGTGTTGAGGTTTGTAGAGATGACAACGTAGTCGTCTGACTTGACTATACAGAAGGCGTCCTCATAGCTGTCTAGATCCTCCACTGCAGAAATAGCCCCAAATACCGTTGATACTGGTAGTTTCTCATCCTTGTCTCCGAAGTGTCCCTCAATTACTTTCATTAGATTAGCTCCTGTATCAACCTGTCTATGTACCAGCGACACTTCCTGAGATCCTCTACGGGTTTGTTCTTGTAGGTGTAGCGCCAAAGATACTTCACTGCGTTTCCCTTGAGATACCCTTGAAACTCTGTGTCGGACATGGAGGCTTTGATGCCGTCGATGGCTTCGATACCGCCCTTGTTGTAATGCTCTGGTCGCTCTACTGGGTCAGCTAGTACTTCTTTTGCTACAGCATTGACAACGCCTAGCTCCTTGATGTCCTTCTTCATCTGAGTCCATTCGTCTTCTCCAGCATTATCAATACTCATCTTCGTCCTCCTCTTCATCCACCAGTTCCTCTTCAAACCTGTCCAAACGATTAATCAGTTTGTCTTCAAAGCGATCCATGAGTTCTTCCGATGATATCTCCAGTGCCTCTAACAAGTCGTCTGGGTCATAGACACGCAGTATTCTTTCCTTGATTTCATCCATTGTTAGAGACATCGCTAATTAACTCCTGAAGTGTATCTATAGTATACCACATAATTTCTTCTTTGTCACACCATTGTGCCATCGTCATGGTAGCTCCTTTTCTAATCTTCTTGTTGGGGTGCATCAGGACGAACACCAGCCTCTGGTTCTCAGGTAGACTGTCCCTGACACTCTTGTACTTCTTAGTGTCTCCGTCCCTGAAGAACCCTTTGCACTCCACCAGCGTCCCTGTAGCTTCGTGTACGAAGTCCGGTTTGTAGTTCCTATGGATTGTGTAGGGTACTGTAAACGGCTCATACAGGAAGCCATGGAGATGCTGTGACACATCCTTTTCAAACTTACTACGGAAGCTCAATTTCTGGAACCTTCGGCTCATTTGCTACCTCTACTAAATAACGTGGACCTGATGAATATGCGAAGCCTCTTACTTGAGGCCAACACTGCTTTTTGTAGGCACAGTACGAGCATCCGACGGCGAGTTTCTGGTTGCCACTCTTTCCATCTGCGATAGATTCGTAGCAGACTTCTGGCGGTGTCGGCTGCTCCACTAGCTTTTTTATGTGGTCAATCCGATCTTCAATGCTGTATGAGATCAGGTCATACACAGGCGCTTGCGTGTCCTCTGAGTCATACATGAGGTACGTCAAGTGACCATTCTGTTTGTCCATAGCAAGCCAGCCAAACTTGGTTGCACCTTCTGCGTGTGCGTATCCTTTGATCTGTGCTATGTATCCAAACGGATCATCATAAGCCAGTGACCCATCTTTGAACTTCCTGAACCCATACGTGGACACTGACTTGACATCGGTAACGATACCGTCAATCTTGCAGTCCATGTGTCCCTTGATCCCGTTGACTTCACACACCTTCTGCTCGTCAGTCACCTCGTGTCCAGCTGCACGAGTAAGGAAGAGCAGTAACTCCTCGATGAGATGACCATAGAGGAACTTGACGTAAGTGTGTGGTGGTATTACTTCACTGGGTTCCACTTCGTTAAACAAGTTCCACAGGTAGCGATCTTCGCGCCCAATGTTGGACATACGTAGTGTCCTGTTGTCCCGCTTCTTCTGCTCACCGAACTCCTGACGCATCAGGTTCTTGACGTTCTCGCCAAACTGCTCTATAGCAGCGTCGATGTCTACTCCTTCTTCTACCTCTTTGGTTGACACTACTTTGTAGATGTCGTCCACTAGGCTGTATATATTTTTCATGTTGTTTCCTTAGTGAGTCTCAGCCCAAGTCGTGCCGACCTTGTACTCTCCATCGAGCGGACATCTGAGGTCAAATTCCAAACCCGCCGCCTTGAGACACTCAACTGCGAGCCATCCATACTTCTCTGCTTGTTCTTCTGCAACCTCCGCTTGAACTTCGTCATGTATGTTCCCTATGAATTTGTAGTCGATGTTCCACTGCTTCGCGTAGTCATCAAGGATCACCAGTGCTTTTTTCATCACGATAGCACCAGCTGCTTGCAACAACGTGTTCAGTGCAGCATGTTCGGATCTGACGTGAAGCCTCCTTCCGTCAAGTCCTGTAAGATAGCCTCTCCCAGCAGCTCTGCTAACTCGTTCTCGTAGACTTTCAAGAGCAGGTGTATTTCGTAGAAATCTCTGCTTAAGCTTTGCGCCATCAGATGCGCTTCCTCCGACGATACTTCCAATTTTAGCTTCTCCTGCTCCGTAAAGGAAAGCATAGATGAAAGTTTTTGCTTGAGGTCTAGTTTCAAGTCCAGCAGCCATCTGGTTTCTTGTGTGTATGTCTTCAGTGAGGAGGACATTGGTAAACTCCTTGTCATTCATGTAGTGAGCCAGCATCCGCAACTCAAGTCCACTAGCGTCAAAACCCACCAGCTTCTTACCTTCAGGTACAGTCCAGCATGAGCGGCACTCGTGTCCATATGGACTGTGGCTTGCTGGGACTTGCGCCATGTTGGGTGACTGGTGTGTCATACGTCCAGTGACTGCACCATTGCTGATGACACGACCGTGGACTCTACCGTCGTCCTGTACATGGTCTAGCCATGAGTGAACCTGTGCGTATCTCTTCTGTAGCATCAAGTACTCACTAATGACTCTCGCCTCTGGCAAGTCGATGGTGTCTAGGACAGCTTCGTCTACGATAGGATTGCCCTTCTCCGTAGTCTTCTCAAAGACCACACCAAGCCCAGATAAACGCTTCGCAATCTGCTGCCTAGATCCGACATTGAAAACTTCAACCCTGTCCTTGAGGCGTTTGCCAGTCTTCTCAGACCACCTCTCATGGATAATCGGTGGAAATTTCTCCTGTAACTCCTCTTCGATTTCATTCATCCTCTCCTTGAATGTAGCACATAGCTCATGTGCCAATTGTTGATCCAACACCCACCCATTGCGTTCCTGCTGCTGCACGATGCACTGGACCTTGTGTTCCAGCTTGATGGACTCAGCGGAGAAGTCCTTCATCTCCTGCTTCAGCTTCTGATGGACTGCTGCTGTGACTTTCACGTCCTGTATGCAGTAGTCGATCATCTCCTGACTGAGCCGTGACCAGTCGTCATGATCACCTTTTGGGAACCCTAATTCATTGCCCCAGTTCCTCAATGAGTGCCCACCTGACTTACTTGGGTCACACAAACGTGACAACACCAAGGTATCAATGATCCTCTCAGACGCCACTGAGACGCCCCAGAGACGTTCTAGGACAGGGATATCGTAGCCTATTAGGTTGTGCCCAACTACGCTCACAGAGCTTCTGAGAGCCTCTCGTAGCGTTTCTGGTGTCCGGTGTACCTCCACATGGTCATTTTCCATGGTTACTACGCACCAGATGGTGTCCGGGGTCAGACCGTTGGCTTCTAAATCAAGATAGATCATGATAAGTCACCAAATAAGTCGTACTGTCTTACTTCTTCTGGTTCTTTATTTACGTTGTTCAGATAGTCCTTGTCCTCTACTGTTTTCTTTCGGTGACAATTGGCACAGAGTATGACACATTTCTCTAGCTCCTCCATAATCGTTGGCCACTTGTACTTGTACGCCTTGTTCATCCCGAACTTCTTTTTTGACCTGTCGATGTGGTCGAACTCCAGAGCTTGTGGTATCTCGTTGTATCCACAAACACTACAACCTTTTTCCATTTTGTACTGCTGGAGGAACTCAATCTTCTGGTCAATATCCGGCCTGCCTCTGTGAGTAGGCTTCATTAGAAGTCGTCCCCAATGTGTGGATTAGGTACTTCCGCTAGGCGACCTGTTGTGCGATCATAATTAAGCCAACAAGCAGGACCAGTTTCACCAGTGTAACGATTCTTGAGGACACGTACTGTTGTTGTATTCCTGACTTCTTCGTTTTCATGCTGCTGATCTCGCTCCATGCCTATCACTATGTCGGACAACTGTGCGATTGCTTGTGACCCACGTAGCTCACCCAAACTGATCTGAGCACCATCTTCATGAGCTTTGCCCTGTGATCTGCGTAGGTGTGACACGAGGAATAAGCATATGCCAGTCTCAGCCACGAGTGTCCTGAGCTTAGTCATGATCTCGTCAATCGCCTTGCGTTCGTCACCGGACTCCTGAGACGACACAACGATGCTGAGGTGATCCAAGATCACAAACTTGCAGTCCAGAGCTTTCGCCATGTACCGCACTCGTGCCAAGAGGTTGTCAGCCGAAGTCGAACCCCAGTGGTCAAACAAGTAGTACCTGCCTGTGCCCAACGTGTCCTCCCAGAATGGACGCAAGTGTTCAACTGGCGTGTCTTCCTCTAGGTGTAACGGTCGGTTAGCTGATACTGACATGATGCCCAGTGTGGTGCGTGAGAGGTCCTCCTCAAGTGCCAAGACACCGATGTTGCCTTTACAACGCTTGAGTAGGTCGTACTCGATCTCACGGATGAACTGGGACTTACCCATGCCGCTACCACTGGTTATTGTCACTAGCTCGTATGGTCTGTGACCACGAGTGAGTTGATTCAAGCCTTCCCATGGGTACGGTGTGGACTTGACTTTACGCTTCTCAACCAGTGCTTCCCATGTGTCCACGCCAGCTACAATACCGTCCGGTCTGTAGATCTTGGCGTTCCACCATGCCTGAGTGAACTCCTTGACTTTGTTCGCCATGAGCATGTCACTGGCGTCCTTGAGTGGGAGCTTGACGATCTTCAGTTTGTTGGGGCTGAACAAGTCCTTCACTTGATCGACTGCTGCGTCACCAGCTTTGTCGTTATCGAAGCACAAGACCACCTGTTCATAACCTTCGATCCACTCCAGCTGCTCCTTGATCTCCTTGGCTGCGTTGGCAGCACCGGATCGTAAGGAGACAACGTCCCACTTCCTACCGGACATCTCAAATACAGCCAGAGCGTCCAGTTCACCCTCTGTGATAGTTA